TGCCCTCTTCATTCATTGGAAGTAGAATATCGTTAAGAACCGTTTGCACTTCTTGTAAATTTCCTAATTTTAATTTCATTTTAAAATCTCTCCTTTTTTTTATAAATTTAATAGAATTTGGAGTTGGGAGAGTGTTACCTCTCCCACAAAATTTTAGTCTACTCCTTTTTTAATCTTTTTATTCTTTGTTTTAATCACTTCTTTTGTTATCTTTTTAGTATCAGCCATTATTTATACCTCCTTATGAATGATCATAGAAAGGAATATCATACTGGGCAGCTCCAACTTTGATAATCAAATGACCATCACAAGTTACAGCATTTGGGTCATGATGCATTGTAGTTCCGGCTGCAATAACTACACAAGTTGAAACAGCTGAAATATCAAAGAAATTTGTAACGTCTGCTCCACCATTAAGGTCAAACCATGCACCAACTGTGGCAGCAGTCTCAATAGCCATATTCAAAACAGACTGTAATCCGGTAACATTTGGATAGACTTCCATCATAACACAATCAAAATTACCAGAAGTAACTGCACCATTAGCTGCACCAGATACAGTATATAGATGAAAATGACCAGCGTTAATTGAATTTGTTGATGTAAAAGCTTCAGCATCATTAAGTAATAATGCAGCAGAAAGACCCGACATTGCTGTACAAGTTCCAGTACCCATGTGTTTTGCCCATGCTTGAACGCCATAAATCTGTGCTGCTACTGATGCATCAGCACCTGCACCAAGATATGCTCTTGCTGCAATACCTACGGCTGTAAGACCTGCATCGCCTGCACCAGTTACATTAACCTTAGAGTATGAAGCAATAAGGTCATCGCAATCACCAGCACCAGCAGAATGAGTAACATTTACTGTATGAGCAATAACAGTTGGACCAGGACTTGCTGCTAATGTACCAGTAAGATTAAATTTACCAATAGTAGCAGTAGCATCAGGTAACATAGTAATATAATTTGTATTAATGTTTAAACCAGCAGTAAAGTTTGTTACTTGACTAAATGTAAATCCAGCAGTCCCATCAGATACAGAAGCAAATGTTATACCTCCAGTGTCTGCTTGTGTGACAGTCATGTAAGCAGCTGCATCGAATGCAACTTTCAGGACATTCGTCACGGTTACAACGTCTTCGATTCTCAGCTTCTCGTTTGCTGCAGCACCACTAGTCATTGTCTTAAATATAAACGCACCATCTTCGTTTCCGGAGGTAACATCTGTAATCAAGACATCCAATATGCCTACAAGTTTAACAACAGGGGTTCCGGCGTCATTGTATCCATTGCAGTTCATCTCGAAGATAACATCGTTATCAGAGCACGCCGCATATGCCGCTCTTGACTTGCTGAGATTCCAAGTAGTGCCAGTTGCATCTGCTTCTTGATTAATTGATGTAAAGTCACCAGCTGCCGCAACTGCGAACCTATTAGTATTCACAGAAAATCCTGCTGTCAGGTCAACAGTTTGACTAAATGTAAATTTTGGTGTTCCATCGGATACAGATGCAAACGTAACTCCTGCTGCATCAGCCTGTGTTATTGTCATATACGCAGCGGCGTCAAAGAGTACTTTAAGAACACCAGTGATGTCTACTTTTTGACTAAATGCGAATCCTGCTGTGCCATCAGAAACACTTGCAAAAGTTACAGCACCACCATCAGCTTGAGTTGCTGTCCAATACGCTGCTGCATCAAAAGCATGTTTTAAAACACCAGCAGTAAATGCAATTGTCCCATCAGTAGCATTATCAATTGATTCACCATTCTGAAGTATAATATCTTTGGTAAATGCTTTGTGCCCACCACCGGTTTGATTTATACGAATAGCATAACTGTTCGTCTGAACATCAGACGCATTGTTACTTATCTGTAAACCTACAGCAGTTGTAACAGTACCACCAGCAGCACCATCAAGCATTATTTCTTGGCCATACATTCTAGTAACATTCTTCGTTTTAGCATCAACACTAATAGAAGAACCTTCTAAGTATGCCACATTGTTTCCAATGTTGCTTGAATCGGCTGCACGCGCTTTAACTTCTATACCTCTGATTGTTCCGGTTGCTGCAAGAATACCATTGGTTGCAACAAAGTAACCAGCACGTAATGTACCAGTTAAAGCAACAGTGTCAATTTGTTCAACTTGATAATACCAACCATTTGAACCCGCAGCAGTTTTGGAATAACCAGTGACAGCAATATTACCTTTTGCGTCACCTTTTAATGTTGCACCACCATCCAAGGTTACGGACCCAAAAAGTCCTTTTCCCTTTGTGAATCTATTCATGGACTACACCCCTTTCTTTGTCTCATCGACATCAGAAGTTACTTCAACTTCGTTTGGGTGTTGAGTTAAATAATGGGTTTCAAGAGTTTTCTCATCTTGAAACTGTCTACCGCACAATTGGCATTTGACAGGCTTGACTTTTTTATCAAGCTCTGTCAAATACCGTCGTGCAATCAATTTTGCCAGTAACTTGTAGTTTTTTCCATCTACAACTTCACCAGCTTCAACACTAGCAACACCAAACGATTTGACCACAAGGTACATAGCAATCCCTCCTATATTATATCTTTCTCTATCTCTATTACGCTATTGCAGTTGCAAAGAACACTCCCATATCGGAAGCAACCAGTTTGCAATCAAATGCAGACTCACCTTCTACCCTGTCACATTCGAGATGTTCCATACGGAAGTTCTTTATGGAAGTAGCATAACCAAGACCTGACAAACCTGACCAAGCAAATGTATATCCGCCAGATGGTGTCATAAGACTCGGTGAAGGTGCAGCATAAACAAGTAAAGCACCTTTGCTCATAATCCATGAGTATGTGGGAGTAGCAGCCAACTCAGCTGTCGCAGAATAAATACCACCTGCAATAAGAATGCGCTGAACTTCGAAAAGTCTTGCAAGCATATCTATTGTAACAACTTGACTGGAAGTGTATTTGTAGCGGTCAATGATGTCAGGGTGATTTTTGAGCGATTCAAATACTTCTTCAGCAAGCACAAGAGTATTTGGTTTGTAACCAGTAATACCCTTAATATACATTCTGCCTGTCTTAATATCTCCAACAGGGTCAGAAGAAGAATAATCACTCCACTGTATGAAAGAAGTGCCTGCAACAGCACCTGCAGCTACACCAGTGTAATCCTTACCCCATTTATTAATTGCGAAGTAGTTATCAGCCCATATTTTCTCACGTCTGATTAACAACCTCTGAGAAATGAACATAGTAGCATCTCTATCGACATCGATAGCTGCGTCACAATTTGCCCTTACTTGGTCAGGTATATCCTTATGGAAAGCATAAACCTTACAAGAATAGGTAGCTGTGGAATCAAGATTGTATCCTCCACCAGCTGATTCAGCTGCGGGACCACGCTGTTTTGCTTCATCCCTGAACCAGTCGTTTTTGGTATACGTCCAATAAATGTCGGTCTGTTTGTCAACAGGTACTAATGGAAAAACTTTATCGGCGATGAAATCTTCCTGAGACTGAATATATGCAACTGATATATTTGTCAGAGGAGCATTTACATGCACTGCCGAGGATGTAGGCTGTGCTTTTCTTACAACTTCAGCCATTTAAAAATTCACTCCTTTCAGTGAAGATTTTTAAGTATTTTACGAACCAGACTGTATTACTGGTGTCATACAATTGAATAATACTGTACAAAGTTCACTAGCTCCAGCACCTTCAATAACTTGACCCACATAGTAATAATCACTTGCTCCATCAGGGTCAATTACAACTGCACAACCTTCAGCATCACAACCTATAAATTGTCCAGCAGTAACAGCACCACCAGCACCAACAAGAAGTTTAGAGATGCCATTTGCCATTATTTCAGCTGCTCCATATTGTGCAGGATTGTTCTGCAAAATACCGCAAGGGATATCTGTTAAATCAGTTCCCAATGCAACAGTATTGTCTGCAGAAAACTTTACAAACTTATACTGTGAAGTTGTGAAACTTGCAGCTGCTTCCGCAGTGAATTTAAAACCTGGAATCTCATAAGCCATTTAAAAATTCACTCCTTTCAGTGAAATTTTATAATAATATTATCTACCTGTGTAAGTACTGTAAAGTTTACGACCTTCCTCTGTTTTAATAACCTCGTCAATTGCCTGCGCTTGTGTAGCACTTTCCTTTTTAGTAACTCTAGCTTCAGCCAAAGCTACGATTTTTAACCAAGCTTCGTCTTTTGCTGTTGCTGCACTGTTTCCAGTAGCACCGCTTCCATTTTCTCCGAACAAATTACCTTTCTGTATTGCTTCGTTCGCAGCTTTAAGTACTAAATCAAGCTTTGAATAAGCATCAGGAACCGCTGTAGCGATACTCTTAAGAATTAAACCAAACTCTTCAGGCTTCTGGCTAAGATTGGTATATTCTGAAGCTTTCGCAACATATTCCTTTGTTACTTTTTCATCAGACATTTTTGCAATCTGTTCAGCCTGTTCCTTATTCTTAGTCATAGTTTCCTTAAGTATTTTTGCTACATTCTCAGGAAGTCCTTTGAATATATCTTCTTCTGTTTTAGCACTCTTGGCAATAGTTGCCTCAAGGCTGGAAATATAATCCTGCACATCCTGTGACAAAGCAGACTTGTTAATCTCTGCCATTGACTGGTCACTCCCTTTCCCTTTAGCCTTGTCAGGCTCTTTATTATCAAAAGCGTTTGCTTTTTGATTCATTATATTTTCTAAAGACTTGTATACATTCTCTAATTTGTCGAATGAAATTTTTGAAATTTCTGTATTGTTTAAATCGGTATTAATGTTTAAAACAAGCTGATCAGCTGCACCCTGTATTAACTCTGCCTTATTTTCATCTGTTGATTTTGCTATTTTAGCAACCAATTCGTAAAAAGACAATGCATGACCTAATAAATCACTAGGTTCAGTAGTTTTCTCGGAAACAAAAACTTTTGTTATAGCTTCCATAACTCTACTTAAGATATTATCATCTGACTTGAATATTGAAATTCTACTATGCTGTTGAGCACCAGCTGGTACTAAATCAACCTTACAAATATCGGGTGATTTTAACTTCGTCTTCTTACCATCCATTCCCATTTAAATAACCTCCTTTTTATTCTTCGACAGGAACTCTTGTTGCAGTACCTTCTATTGAAAATGCTCTATACAATCCATTTTTAACATTTTCCCAAACGGAATCATCACTTATATAAAAACCAGTCCACCAACCAACTGGCATAACACCTTCAGGGATACCCCAAATTTTCTGTTTTTCAATGGTAGTTACAACTGATTCAATCAAAACACCCATCCCACTATTTATATGCAATTCACCAACATCCCTATAAAATCTTACATATTTATAACACAATTCTTCAAGGTCTTCAGGGTCAATACTATCATTCTGTTTATCCCAAACTACATTGCCTTGCGCATCACGACTAATCATAGTCCATCCAAAAACTAATCTCTTTTCATCATCTGATTTCTTTATATCAAATACAAATTCTTTCGCTACACCTGAAGAATCTTTCTTCTCCCACTTACAACCGGTCTTTGACCAACCTGTTTTCCTCAATGCTGACCATGCTGTTGCGAATGCTATGTCCTGGTCATCACAACTTTTATTAACAGTTTCCCTCCAAATATTTTGTGCTTCTTCGGGAAGTGAATTTTTAATAGAATCTGGTAAGTCAGCATTGGTTAAATATGGCATTTATTTACCTCCTATTAATGAATCGATTTTGCTCCAATCACGGTTTTGGTAAGTTGATAATTCATATCCAGGTCTTTCAACTAAACCGATTGCACATCTGCATTTTGGATGTAAGGGTGGGGTCTTGCCACCAAATCCAAATACAGCGTCAATCTCTGTGATTTGACCATTCATAGCTGAACAAGATGGACATAATTTATCATCAGGTGTTGTTATCCATGTTTTAACAAGTTCTTCCCTCTTAATGAAACCTTTGTCCAACATATCTTCCCAATGAAGTTGTTGTCCTCCACAAGCTGCTGCAATAGTTTCTGTACGTGCTATGGTTAATGCCCGTTCCTTGACCATGCGCCTTATTCGGGAGTCAACCATTGAATTTACAGCAGCTTCTGAACGACCACTATAATCTAATCTCTCTTGATATCTTAAAATACTTGCTATCTGCCTCTGGGTTAAACCAATAAATTGTTGTATCTGTTTTGCAGTTTCTTTTGGATTTCCACCATATTTCAATGCATCATTTATAATTGATTGCACTGCTTTTTGGGTTTCAGCATCAACTTGCCTTATATTTTCGCCAACATGGTCAACTGCCCATTTAACAGCTCTAGGATTTCTTATATTAAAACTACTTGAATCTAGTTTCTTTACGGTTACATCAGCTGCTTCTACCAAAATAGAGGAAATTATCTTATAAACTTTATCAAGATTTTTCTCGAATACAGACCACTGGATATGTTGGGGGTACAGGCGAACGTCTCCAACCGCAACCAACCATTCCACATCAATGCTTAACTGCAGTTGCCTGAAAGCCTCAACATAAGCATCAACCAATTTTGTTGTGTTTTTATCCGCTATTTGGTGAATCAATTTCCATTCTGGGTCAACTTTTTCAATGAACTTATCTAACAACTTTTTTAGGCTCATTCTTGACCACCTTCTTCAATTCAGGAGTGACATCAATGGCAGAACCACACAAAACAAAAGTTTTAGCCTGTCCAACACTGAGGTCAAGTATTTTATCTGTATCATATTCACAGTCTTTGTTGTAAGTACCTGTTGGTATGGTGTGAGTTCTAATCATTTTTATTACCATTGTTTTCACCCTCTTTCTTTAAACTACTTCTTAGTTCATTTACCGCTTCAAGAAAAGATTTTTTCATTTCATCAGTTTCAACTGGTTCTTCTTCAATCATTTCAAGATTTTCAGGTCTATTAGGGAAGTTAGCTGTTCTTCTAATATAATTTTCAAGTTCAATATCACCCTTAGCTTGGATAGCACCTACACCGACAACCTTTTGAACAAAGTTGCCAAGAGCCTCAAGGTCAGTCTTCTCAATTTGATCATGACCCAATTTAGGAAGTTCGACCAAATTAAATGAATTAATTCTAAATAAATCAGGTATTGCCTTCGTATTAATAACGTCACAAATGCTTTGTAAAATAGTTTCCAATGACGCTTGAAATAATGTTGATTTATTACTTGACAAAGCATATGAACCAGTTTTTTCATGTCCTATAAGCAAAAAATCTGCCATAACAGTCATAGCAATACGTTGCTCATAACGTTGTATTGTTAAATTGGTATCGAATTGCCTTCTCGTATTACCACTTGAAAGCATTTCTATATTGTATAGTTTGTTACCTTTTTCATCATAAACAAGAGGCATAAGCAAACCTTCTTGCTCATCTCTTTTTATATTAGTAACAATCTTTTTATACTTATTATAAGTCGCTACAGCGGTTTCATTAGCTTGCTCAAATATTTCTGGCGGTATCCACATAATTGGAAAACCTGCTAAATCACGTTCTATGCCAATAGCTTCAATTTCTTCTATATTCTTCTTAAAATACCATGAGCGATAAGCATTTCTTAACATGCTTCTGCCCTCTGGATTATCTTTGTTACTTTTGGTTCTAAATAATAAACATTTGTCTTTTGGCATATACCTTAATTTATAGTCAGGTGGAGCAGATTGCTCCATTCCCATGACAGTACCATCATCATTGAAACGCCACTGGTTTAAAGTCTCTTGAGCTCTGATGCCCCATTTTCTCCAACCAATACGACCATCATCATATCTACTGTTATGAATTCCAGGAACATCACCATTACGCTTTTTATAACATATTTCCATCCAAGACCAACCATACGGCAAGAAGGTAAGTATTTCTGACAGAGTATCTCCCCAACTGATTGACATATCATGCAAACATGAATCAATGAATTTGGAGGCATCAATATCTTCAGGTGAATCACTAGCGGGATTTACTTTCCAGTTGACCCTTCTGATAAGCATTTCAATAGCATATAGAAAAGCACCAATAATGGCGTCATTATCACGCATTTCTCTATAAATAAGTGCTCCTCTTTTACCTTGAAGTTCTTTGAGCCACTCTTCATAGACGAAACCGCCAAATCTATTTAAACCAGATATACCATGCTCAACGTACATGTTCGCCATTAGACTGCTCCTTTCCATTTACTATTAGAACTAGTGCTATCAGGTGCTACCAAGATTAAAGGTCTACCAACAATCATTAATTCAGTAAATGCCCATACTAAAGCATCAAGTCTATCAGGAGATTCCATTCCAAGTTCCCACTCACAAAGTTCATCTTCCAAACGACCAAATGTTCCAACGTGATGACATCTACCTTGCTCATACAAAGATGAAATTGGTTCTGCCCTTGTATACTTGCCCTTTGTTGCATGTACCTTTTTGAATGGTACGTTTTTATCAATAGAGTGGATGGTATTTTCTATCATATCACCACCCTGATTCGCTTCAGCAATTATCTTATCTGCTTTATACTTGTGATATAATGTAATTGCTGCTGATGCCCAAGCATTTGGTGTTCCTTTCATTGAACCGTCTTCAAGCACATAGCCTTCGTTATCAGAACCAAGACCTGCCACAATTATACCAGTCGAATTACTTTCGTTTTCACTTGTTGTTGCAGGGTCAATTGCGACGACGATTCTTTTAATTGGCGGTTGTTTCATAACTCGTGTGCTTTCAAGTATACTTCTTGACCACAATGCATTGGGATTATCATCAAGTATTTCAGCATTTAATTCCTGTCTACCAAGTCGAGTACCTTCATAACGTTTTAAGATTTCATGAACGAAACTTTTTGCAAGGTTTACTCTGTTTTCATATGTAGACCCAATAGTTACTTTGGTTGATGGGTCTGCTCTTAAATCTTTTATTAGTTTGGAAGGCTTCGGTGTTGAGGTTACTACAACTTGCGGATTATCACCTAACCTTAAACCAAATAGTAACATATCCCAGGTCTCTTGTGGATACTGCCAAGCAAAAATTTCATCACACCAAGCTTTTTCATGTTGTGGACCACGTAACTGTTCAGGATTTGCACCAGAGAAGATTAATGCCATTGCACCGTTCTTCCAAACAAGTCTTCTCTTAGATGGTTGATACTCTGGTGTGTCCCAAGGTGGTGAAATATGCAATAAACCACTTTCACCTTCAATCATAACATCACGTGCATCTGCTGGTGTCTCTGCGATTAATGCAAACCGCATATATCCTTGTTCTTTCCAAAAACGTACTGTCTCTGCACCAACTCTAGTCTTTCCCCAACCACGTCCTGCTTGTATCAACCATGCGAACCATTCACCTGAAGGAATTATTTGAGAAGGTCTCGCCCAAAGCTGCCATTCATACAGGAGTGCTTGAATCTCCGAGTCCGTCAGTGTCGATATTATCTCCTGTCTCTTCGTTGGGTTCAACGAAACCAGCGATTTTATTAATCCTGTTGATAAGCTTTTGTCTGAGGTCTTCAATCTGTATAGCACCCCCATTGGCACCAGTCAGTTCTAATTTATCAGATGCATTTAAGCCAAGGATTTTGCAAAGTTTTTCAAGAGCAACTTGTTTGTCATACATATCTATTTCAAGTTGACCATTCTTATTCACTCTTACGGATTTGATGACGCTAGTGTCAACATCATTTGAATCTTTAACAACAACATCGTGGACATATCTCTGAGATTCTTCATCACGGTGTGAACTCCACTCAATGAAATCACCAATATTAGCAAAAGATTGTTTGCATAATTCAGCGATAACTCTTTCTCTACTGAAACCGAGGTTTTGCAAATATATATTCTTACGTTCCTCGATGATAGATTTGACATGCGGCAATTCATAAGTTCTTTTACCGTTAAGGTACGTCCTCATTCCAGAAGCTATTGCGGCCTTCTCAATGCTGAAGGATAACATATATGCATCTATGAATAATTGTTGTTTCTTTGTAGGAAGTTTTAACCCTGTAACAGGGTCGTGCTTATAAGCACCCATTCAACAGACACCACCTTTTCAATTCGATTATATTCCAAACTCAAACAAAACATTGCATATGAATTACAATAATTTGTTTCGCTACCAAAAGGCATGAAAAAACACCACTCTCCCAAGCAGCTATTGGTAGTTTAGCTACTAGAAGAGTGGTGCAAAGGGGGCAATGTTGAACTACACTATGAATGTGCCATAAGAACCATCTTTATCTGGGTACAACTTTGCTAAATTATGCCATTTACCAAAAGATAATTCTTGTAAATAGATTTCGTTCTTTTGATGTTTATTAAAATCTAAAGTGTAAAAAGTAGAATCAATCTTTTTAACTAATCTGCACTTTTTATGTGCTAAGAATTCTTTGAGTTCGGCTTCTGTTGTTAAACCAAGTGTTTGAATTAGGATTAGTGTTGTGTGCTCTGCCAAACGGACGTTTCCAATGACCATCATCATCCCTCCAAATCTAATCTAATTTAAACAAAACAAAAACAATGAAATTAACAACAACAATTTGTTGTTGTTCAGAGCAAATCATTAACAGAGGCATCTTTTTGAATGAAATAAAGCCAATGAAGGAAATGTCGGATAGCATCACGCTTATGGTCAATAGTTATGTACAAACCCAATTTCTTGAGTTTTTCATTAGACCAGAACGCTTTGTTGGCTGTTGCTGACTGAATACACTTAATTTTGCGTTTTTCACAAATATATTTGATAACTCCAATGATTTGAACTGTTATAAACTCATTTCCTATCATTGCTTTGGCTTTATCAGCATATAATTTGTAAGTTTCATAGATGACTAAGTCAACATTTTCTGTATTTTCGAGAATTTTGTATAAATCTACTTTACTGACAGCATCAACAAAATCAATCGACCAATCACCAGTTTTTTCATCCTTCGACGATATGCTGATTCCTGTTGCCTCTCCTGGGTCTATAGATATGACTTTCCTGTATATTGTGACCATCGCCCTATTTTTAACCTCCTAAAAAATTTTTCTGCAAATTAGCAGCTCTTTTCTGCAAATTCCTGCCAAATTTTGTAGCTTTTTAATTCGCCCGCCAGAACGGCCAATTCACCAATGTATAACGTCGTGATTTTACTGCAAATTACTGCTAATTACTGCTAATTAACAGTAAAAATATAATGTTATAGTAAGGTAATGTTAAGGTTATTTGGATTCTCACATATGAAAAATCAACACAATCGCAAAAATTTTTTGAAAAATTTTTTGAAAAAATTTTTGGCTTGAAAAATTTTTTACCGTTCCGTTGGGGCAATTGTGTGGATTTATTTTTGCGTTTCTTGGAGAACGTTTGCTTGCCCAAGTACAACATTGTTTTGTTACTGCAAATTTGCAGCCGCCTAACAGGAGATACGTTAATTAACCGTTGTATAGAAGCTGCTAATTTGCAGTGATTTTGCAGCCATCCAATAGATTATACATTATTTAACACTCTATAATTCTTTAAATTACCTTTTTTGGTTTTACCTTTTTTTTATAAACAATGTTCTCATCGATTTTTCCATCTAATTCGGAAAAAAAATAAAGAGCACGACCACCCGCCCAAACAATTTTGGGGCTTTCTCCCCAGAAAGGAAGAATCTTCCTGAAAAGGAAGCAACACCCTGCACAGGGATTAATATCCTGAACACCCTGATCCTCCCTGCGCAGGAACAATC